CAATCCTTGTTGTCAAGGCAGAAATACCCAAGGCGCATGAACTGGAAGCTCGGCGCGGTCTTGCCCTTCTTTTCGGTCTTGTCGTACGCCGCGGCGATGTCGCGCATACGCGGCTCGACCTTGCAGCCACTCAGCACCTCGAGCGAATCGGGGTTCATGCAGGCAAGGAAATCCTTGTCCGCGCCGTCGGGTGCGGGGTCGCTGAACAGCTCGCTGTAAACACGCACCTCGGCGTCCAGCGCGGTCGCGGCGTCGACCCAGTGGATCGTCGCGCCCTTGACCTTGCGGCCGTCGGCGGGATCGCCGCCCGGCGAGTTCGGGTCGTACTCGGCGTAGACCTCGACGACGTTGCCGTTCTCGTCCTTCTTGCAGCCCGTGCAGGTGATGAGGTACGCGCCCTTGAGGCGGCACTCGGGGCCGTTCGGCGTCAGGCGCTTGTACTTGGGCACGGGGACTTCCATGAAGTCGTCGGCCTCGATCCAGCACTCGCGGGAGAACGTGATCTCATGCGTGCCGGACGCAGGATCGGTCGGGTTATTTTCGACCGTGAACGTCTCGCTCTTGCCCTCGGGATAGTTCGTGATGACGAGCTTCACCGGATGCAGCACGCCCATCGTGCGCTCAGCCTTCTCGTTGAGGTCCTCGCGCAGGCAGTGCTCAAGGAAGCTGTATTCGACCACGCTCGCGCTCTTGGCAACGCCGATGCGGTCGCAGAAGTTGCGGATGGACGCAGGCGTGAAACCGCGGCGGCGCAGGCCGCACAGCGTCGGCATACGCGGATCGTCCCAGCCGGAGACGATACCCTCTTCAACGAGCTTTCTGAGCTTGCGCTTCGACATGACCGTGTGATCGATGCCAAGGCGGGCGAACTCGATCTGGCGCGGCTTATTGGGTACGGAAACGTTGTTCACGACCCAGTCGTAGAGCGGGCGGTGCGCCTCGAATTCGAGCGAGCAGAGCGAGTGCGTGATGCCCTCGAGCGCGTCCTGAATGGGGTGCGCAAAGTCGTACATTGGGTAGATGCACCACTTGTCGCCCTGACGGTGATGGTGCATGTAGCGGATGCGGTAAATAACAGGGTCGCGCATGTTGAAGTTGCCGGAGGCTAAGTCGATCTTTGCGCGCAGCGTGCGGCTGCCCTCGGGGAACTCGCCGTTTTTCATGCGCTCGAAGAGGTCGAGGTTCTCCTCTACATCGCGGTCGCGGTACGGGGAGATGGCGGGCTTGCCGATGTCGCCGCGGTACTCTCTCGCCTGCTCGGGCGTCAGGTCGCAGACGTAGGCAAGGCCCTTTTTGATGAGCTCGACAGCGTACTCGTAGTCCTTTTCAAAATAGTCGCTGCCGTAGAAGAAACGGTCGCCCCAGTCGAAACCCAGCCAGTGGATGTCCTCTTTGATGGCGTCGACAAATTCGACGTCCTCCTTCGTGGGGTTCGTGTCGTCCATGCGCAGGTTGCAAAGGCCGCCGAAGCGCTCAGCGGTGCCAAAGTCGATGGTCAGCGCCTTGCAGTGGCCGATGTGCAGATAGCCGTTCGGCTCCGGCGGAAAACGGGTGTGGACCTGCTGGCCCTGGAAGCGCCCACCCTCCGCGATGTCTTCTTCGATGAAGGCGTCGATAAAATTTTTGCTGCCGGATTCGCCCTCAGCGGCGGCAGTCTTGACTTCCTCAGCCATATGATCCATTCCTTTCTTCGCGTCTGCTGTGAGGCAGACAAAATAATGAAATATTAAGCTCAGTTCTCATTCTTTGCGTAATTCGTACATCTTTCATTGAAACAGGGTCGATTTCCCTTGTTTTTCGCGCTTTTTCGAATCCAGCATTATTGACAGTTCTAATCCGTTAGTAACAAATCTTCCTCGTCATCAAACTGACTATTGGCTCATTATACTGCATAGTCTTCAAAAATGGAAGAGAAACTTTCCTCGTTCCCTTCTTATTTGACAAACCGCTGTTTTTCCGATATGGTGTCCCTATGCTCCCGCCGAAATAAAAAAACGAAAGAGGGATCTTTGTGAAAGTCAAGCGCTACCACGAATGCCCAGAGTGCCACAGAATTTCCCCGTACTTCCAGACGAAGTGTGACTGCGGTTACCACTTCTCCGACGTCTCCATTGAACGTCAATTCAAGGTGTGTCCGTCCTGCGGATTGCTTGTTCCTGCTTCTCAGACCGTCTGCGACTGCGGCGCAGCTTTCCCGCCTGATTCAAAACAGCGCCGCCAGCGAAAACCGTTGATTGAGCCCGTCTATGCTGACGAGGCGAGCGCTCCTATGCGTTACTATAAATTCCTTGCGCGCTTCGCCTATCTCCTTGGGGCGCTTGTCGGCATTGTTAGATGTTTCTCTCAATTTGCTGCGCTCGACCCATCCTTTGCGATATATCCCTACGTGCTGGCCGATGCGCTATACTCGCTGATCTGTGTTTCTCTCGGCTTCGTTATTGTAATCACTCTGAATCAAATGCTATGGATCGGCGTCATTCTATCCTACTGCTTGCACGGCTTTCAGATTTTCTTTAATGTTTCTCTTCTCATCTACGGATCAGTAAATGGCTTGATCTATTCCGAGTTGTTGGCGCAGCTCCTTGTAAGCATAGTCGCTTCTTCGGCGTACTTAATTATTAACTTCATCTACTTTTCAAAGCGCAGGCTTCTCTTCTCTCCCGTCCCTAATTCTTCTGCCGCTGTTTCCGGGCAAGAGTTACCCGCGTCTTCTCCCACTCCCTCCCGCGAGCTTTCCGTCCTCCCGCCCGCGTCGAAAAAAGCAAAACTTTCTACGCCGTTTCTGATTGCTTTAGTCTTATTACTCGTCAGTGTCGCTGGCAATATCGGTCAGGCGATTGTTCGATCAAATGAATCCGCCGACACCGAGGAAGAAATTCGCGTGCTGAATAACAAATTGCAGCAGAAAAACGAGGCGATAACGAAATATAGGGAGCGGGCTGAAAAGGCTGAGAGCTTGTATTCCTCCCTTTCTGAGCAGCACGAGCGGCTGGAAAACTTCTCGATCGATGCAGCTTTTCTTTATGATAGCATCGGTTTTATTGTTGAAGGTTCCTCATATTACCATCACTATGATTGTCCCGTGTATCAAATCGCAGATGAATACTGGGCTCACAACATTGAATATTGCCAGTATCTCGGCTATTCCAAGTGCCCATACTGCTGGTAACCGTAGGAGGCATTATGAGCCGTATAGAATTTTTGGGCCTTTCCGTCCTCTCATATATGATCGCCCGCCTTTTGCACTATGCCGTCCTCAAGTGCGAGGACGCAGATACTCACCCCCGCCTGCGCACTGTGCTCTGCTGGGTGATGTACCTCTTCTACTTCCTCGGCATCATTGTGACGCTGCTGCTCGGCCTGATTGAGAATCTGCATCGCAGACGTATTTCTAAACTTCACGAGGCCGATATCCGCGAGCTGCGCCGCCGCTATGCCGCCGTCGAAAAAGATGTTCGCTCCATTCTTGCTAATCCCGATCCACACGAAACAGTGCTCTCCGAGGTGAACAGGGCTATGAACCGTATGAGCTTCGACTTTCCGCTCGAGGACGATGAGCGCGATATCGACCCGATCGCAGACATTGAAAACCGCTACATCTGACACGCATAAAGAACACCCCGAGCCGGAATGCTCGGGGTGTTCTCTTATTCTCAGCTATTCCACGGTGCCTTTCCGATGTCCTTCTCGCTGTACCCCGCGTCAAGATACAGCCAGTCCTTTTGTTTCTTGCTCAGCTGCATTTTGTTGATCGCGTCCAGCACCTTCGCCTTCTTGCTGCCGTTGATGGCCTTGCCGTTCTCGTCCTTGTCGGCGGTCAGATCGGCCGTCGTGTCCTTGTACTTGGCGTAGGTCTCAGCGCTGATGCCCTGCTTCTGCGCCTCCTGCGCCGCCGCATAGCTTCTCGACGAGCGGGACAGGTCATCGTGCAGCCGCTCTTTCTGCTCGTTCGTCAGCTTGAGCTTTCGGACGAGCTCGAACTGCGCTGCCTCGCGCTCGCCGTCGGTCAGGCTGTCGTTCTTGTCGATCTTGCGCCACTTCTGGATCGCGTCGTAGACGACCTCGCGGTCCGCGCCCATGTCGACGAGCTCCTGATAGGTCCGCGTCTGCGACGCGCTCAGTCCGCCGTCGTTCGCTGCATAGAAGTCACGCGCCTCGCTCAGCGCGTTTCTGCCGAACAGCATCGCTTGCAGCACGGTCGAAAAATCAGGATTGACTGCGTATTGCAGCCGCTCATTGTCGCCGCTTCCCTTATACGTGCCGCCGCGTGCCAGCGTCTCCGCGCCCTGCGCCGTCTTCTCAAGCTGCCGCCCGCCGGGGAGCGTGTCGCCCGCAATGCCCATGAGCTGCCGCATGATCTCGCTGCCGAATCCCTCCGTGTCGCCGGACGTGGCGTCCGAAACGGCGCTGCCGATTCCCTTTGCCGTGCCATAGATATCCGGCATCGGCAACGTCTGGTCGCCCAGGCCTAACAGGCCGGACACGTTGCGCATATACGGAACGTCGTTGCTGACGTTGTAGATCGTGTCCTCGGTCGCCGCCGCAAGGTTGAATTTGCCGTTGCCCGCGTCCTCGTCCGTACCGAAGAGGCGTTCGCCGGTCATCTTCTGCCACACGTCGTCAACCCACACGCCCAGCTGCTCGTTGGTGCTCAGTCCGTTGCCGGACGCCAGAAAGCCCGTCAGTAGGCCCAGCACGTCGAACTGCGCCGGTGTGCCGCCGTACAGCTCCTCGTCCACGCGGTTCAGGACGAACGCGCCGAGCAGCGTGCCGACGATGATGCCCGCCAGCCGCCGCGAGGCTTCCTTCTTGCCCAGCTTCTCCTCCATCTCGCGCAGCCCCGGCCCAAAGAGATCCTGCGTCACGTGCTCCCAGCTGTTCAGCGCTTCCACCTGGAACAGGTTTACCATCTGCGAAATAAGGTTTTTCGACTGGAATGTCAGCGGCGCCGTGCCCTTCGAGCGTGAGCCCATCATGTCGCGGCCCCAGCGGTCCGCCGCACGCAGGGCGTCTTTCTCGCTCTTGCCCTCGGCGAGCTCCTTGCGGTACTTGCCGCGCACCGCGATCGAGCTGACGAGATAGTCCATCCGCTCAAGCGGCCAGAACAGCGCCGCCGTGAACTTGTCGCCCTTCGTGCTTGTCAGGTAGTCGATGCCGTGCTTCTCCGTCAGAAAGTCGCTCCTGTCGGCGAAGTCGCCCTTCGCCTTTCCGCTCGCGATGTCTCCGATCGCCTCGGCGACGTACTTCGGCCCCAGCTCGCCCGCGATCATCGGCAGCTGTGCCGTCTGGTTCAGCGCCGACGAGAGGTTCCCCGCCACGTTCGCGCGGGCAAACGTGCTCACGAGCTTGCGCCCCACGTTCAGCGACATGCGCCCGACCTCGCGCTCCATGCTGCGGTCGTTGAACAGCTGCTTGCCCGCCAGCTTGTTCGCGTAGTCATCCAGCCACGTGACAAGGTCGCCGTATTTCGTCGTCTGCGTCACGTCATCGAATAGGCTGTCGGTGTACTTCTCCATCGCCTGGTTCATGGCTTGATAGCTCATTTTTGCGCTGCTGTCAATGATACCATTCGTTTTCAGGAACAGCTCTTTCTCCTCCGCCGTCGCGAATTTCAGGTCTTCTGCCTGCTGGATCTGCGCGCTGATCTCGTCCGGCGCATACTTCTTGCGGAAGTATTTCGACGCTGCGCGTGTGCGCATGATATCGTCCGTGTGATACAGCACGTCGCTCAGATAGTCGACGTACTTCTCAAAGCCCTTCTGGATGTCATAGTCCGTGCTCTTGCCGTTTCGGTGCTGGAAAAAGGGATTGTACCGCTTGTTCGGCTTGAATTCCTTCGTCAACCCCGCGATGCTCGCTGGCAGCTTGCCGACCTCGGCACCCAAATCAACGCCGATGGCCTTGAGCGCCCGCTCGAGCTTGCCGCTCTCCGCCTCTGGCTGGAAGTGCGGCGCGTAGCCCTTGATAAAGCCGATGGGCTCGTACCCGTGCGCCACGAGGAAGTCGTTGATTGCAGCGTAGAACTCGTTGTAGAGCCCGCTGTATTTCGCCGCCGCGTTCTCGACCCTCACGCGGTCGGCCTCGCCGCTGTCGAGTTCCCTCTTCGTCTCGAGCCAGTCCGCGTATCGCTGTGCCAGCTCACGCTCCTCCTTGCCGTGCAGACCAAACTCCTGCGCCGCGTCTTTCATCTCTGCGCCGTCGAGCAGATTTTCCGCCGCGTGGATGATCTGCTGCTTGATCTCGCTCTTGCCGACCATCTCCTCGACAGCCTTGCCCTCGATGGAGAGCTGTGCCAGCGCCCGCTCGCGCTGCGTCAGCGCCTCCTCCTTGCCGTCCTCGCCCTTGAAAGTGCGCACCTCGTCGTGCATTCGGTTGACGAAGCGCTTTCTCTCCTGCTCGTTGACGTAGACCGGCTCGAAGATCGCCTCGTTGATCTTCTCCCCTCGCTTCCAGCCGAAGATCGCGCGCATGCTGCGCTGCGGCGTGCGGTGGTACAGGGCGAAACCGCTCTCCGGCGAAATTCCCTTGCCGCTTTTCTCCTTGGTGAATTCGCCGTCAAAGCGCTCGTCGAAGAGGTCTTTCATCTTCTCCTGTAGGTTCTCGTTGATCTCCGCGCGGCGCTGCCGGATGAAGTCGGTCGACATAGATTGCTCGGCGCTGTAATAGTCGGCCAGCTCTACCACCTTGCCGCGGTTCATCGTCGCCGGGATATCCGCCTCGTCGTACAGACCGGACGCGATATTCAGCGCGAAATTCTGCTCCTTCGGCGTCGCGCCCAGGCGCTTGATTGCCTTGCGCGTCTCGCGCTGGATCGTCTTCGCTGCTCTGTCGTTCGCGATAAGCTGCTCAACGTTGCTGTAATCGCCCGCGCTGTTCTCGATCTTCACACCCAGCTTCTCGAGCGCTTCTGTGCCCTTGAATTCGTCCTTGCCCTTGTCGCGCAGCCGCTCGGCCTTTTCCGCCGCCTGCTGCGCGCTCCTGCCGGAAAGATAGGCGTCCAGATTCGGGAATTCCTGCATGTTCGACTTCTTGCTGCGCTCATCCTTCACGCGCCGCACGGCCTCCTGCACGCTTTGCGGCATCCGCGCCAGCTCCTTGTCCCACTCGCCGCCGTCTTCATCCTCCGCCGAAAAGCGCACGTTCTTGATGCTGTTGATCTTATCAAGGCGGTCTGCGTCGTCTCCCGCGCGGTACTCCACGACGTTCATGCCCGCATCGCGCATCTCGCTCAAGAGGTCGCCCGGCGCATCATCCGGCGCGACAACAGCAAGCGCTTCATCGAAGCCGACGACGCGCTGCGGCTTGGCCTCGAAGTAGCCGACCGGGATCTTCGCGGCAATGTCGAATAGCCGCATGATCGACCTCGCATTCCCGTCTTTGATGGCATAGCCGTCCTTTGCAAACGACCGCTTGATCGCCGCCGGAGAATGCTCACCCTTTGCAGCTTCCGCAAGCACATCTTCCAGGATGTGCCGCTCCTCGTACTCGCTGTCGCTGTGTGCCTTTGTGCTTCGCAGCAGATCGTCCACGACGCGGTCGATCTCGATGTCGAGGTCGCGCAGCCGCTTTTCATGTACGTCGTCGCTCTCTGCGCGCAGTCTCTCTTCGTCCGCGTGGATCGCATCGACGCTGTCATACTGCGGTGCCGACGTTGCGGTGAGCGTCCCGCCGGTCAGACCCCACATGCCCTCGCCGCGGTCACTCGCATTGTTCATCGCGCGCACAATATTTTCCGCCGTATAGTCCCAGTGCGTCTCCTTGAACGGCTTTCTGCCGTTTTCTGTGTACGGGTCTTTTCCGTTGTAGATACCCGGCTTCCCGAGCATCCCGTCCAGCCGCGGTCTCACCCACTGCTGCACGGCCTTTTCTACGTCACCCCATCTTCCGCTTGGCGCGATCATGCTGTACATTTTCGCCGACGTGGCCTCTTTGTCGACCTCGTCGCCGCTCGTACCGTTCTGCTCGATATACGCCTCGGCGTTTCGGATAAATTTTTCAATGCGCCAGTCTTCCAGCCTGTTTTTCTGCACGGCGATGAGCTTGTCCCGGTTCTCCGCTCTCCGCTCAAGCAGCCGCGCGTTCCGCTTTGCCCAGTCGTCCACGATGACCTCGCGCGCAGCGTTCAGTGCGCTTTCGTCGAGCCTGCCGCCCGTCTCCATCTCCACGTAAAGCCGTGCCACTTCCTGCATGCCCACGCGGTCGATATACTGGCGCAACACGTCGTTGCCCAGGCTGTCGAACTTCTTTTTCTTGTAGACGGGTTCGAGCGATTCGCCCTTGCTCTGCAAGTATGCAGCCTGCACGGCCGGGTATTTCGCGAGGTGCTCGGCGATGTCATCAAGGCTCAATTCGGTCACTTCGTTCACGCCCGCCGCTCCGATAACGCTGCTATTTTGGAACGCGCCGCCCGCGAACTCGCTCGACAGTCTGTCTATCTCGCGCTCGAGCGCTCTCGCCTTGCTCTGGTCGACCTCGTATTCCACGCGCGCGTTGCTGCGCGTCGGCGTCCAGGCGTCCCCTCCGTAGACCTTGTTCTTGCTGCTTCTCTGCGGGTCGATGGTCTCGCGCGGGAAGACGGCGGAATACTCGCCATAGTTGGTGTGCCCGTCTTTCGCCTTGACAATGGCAATAGAGGGCGCGGGCCATGCTCCGATGTCGAGCGTGCGGCGCAGCTTCTCCTCGGTCATGTTGTGCATGGCGACGAGCGTCTTCGTCTCCTCGACCGGCTCATCCAGCGAAAACCGCGTCTTCGGCTTGACGTTCCCGCCGTTTTCAGATACACTTTCCGCAGAAGAGGCGGCGCCGCCGGTATCGACGTCCTTTGCGGATGATTCTCCGGTCTTGAACGGTTCCGTCTCTTCGCCCATGATCTGCCTGCGGATTTCATCGCCCAGCGTCGGCGACTTGACATTTTCATGTACGTCTGATATAGTATCACCTGAGCGGTAGTCTTTTGGGCGCTCGGCCTTGTAGCCAAACTCGCCTAAAAAGCTGTCCGCTTTTTTGCTGTCGTAAATGCGGAGCGTCTTGCCTTCTGCAATCTGATTTTTAATCCACGCCTGCGGGTCATCCAGCCCGTAGGCGCTTTTTATTCTGTTGACGCTTTCGCCGTCCAGCTTGGTATTTTTCAGTACTCCGACAAGCAACGGCTTTCCGTCGCCGTCGATATCCTTTGTCAAAATGCCGATTTTATCGCCCACTTCGAACGACAGCACCGGATCGGACAGGGCTTCCGCGAGCCTCGTCATTGCTCTTGGCGGAACGTTGTGTTTTTCGGACCTCGATTTTCTAAAATCCTTCTGCGACATGACAAGCGGCTTGCCGTCAAATCCCGCCTCGTCAAGCGAGCTCGGCGATTCTCCGTAATAGAATTCATCGTGGGTCGTCATTTCTCCCGCGCGGTATTTCTTCATCTGCTCGCGAATGGTCAAGCCTCGCGTGTTGTTGATGCTGTAGCTCACCCCGCCGTCCGCGAACACCGTGTTCTCGTCGCCGGTGTCCGGCTTGCGCCCTCTGCGTTCCTCCGCCGTCAGGCCGCGGCGCGAGGCAGCGTCCCGCGCCTCGATCTCACCCGCCGTGTCGCGGTAGAGATCTCCCGGCAGTCTGCTGTCCCTCGCGTTTCTGTCAATGCTGTCACGCAGGCTGAAATAATCCCACACGCGGTCACCGTATTTCTCTTCCAGCTGGTCGCGTCTCTCGTCAAAGCGCACCCATTCCGGCGGATCCGGCTCGATCTGCTCCCATGTGTCCGGGTCGATCTTCCCGCGCGGCACTGTCGGCGCCATGGCGTTCAGCGCTTCCATGCTGCGCATAAACTCGGGATCGTTTGCCTCCATTTGCTCATACTGCTCGCGCAGCCGTGCACCCTCGCGTCTTGTTTCGGCGTCCCTGCCGTCATATCCCTCTTCGAGTTTTCTGTTCCAGTATTTCGGATTTGCCCCAGGCGTGAAGCCCTCTCTTTGCTGAATGGCGTGCTGTACCTCATGAGTGAGGGAGTTTAGCAGTGCCTCCGGTCTGTTTTTCAGGTCGCGGCTCAGTTCAATGCTGTCAAACCTGCGGTTATACCCGCCGTTCTGCCCGCGCTCAAGCGTCTGGAACGTTACGCCGACGTCGGCAAGATCGGGATAGGCTGCGAATAGTTCTGACGCATTTACCAGCTTGCCCAGCGTGGTGTAGTTGGAGATGTCTGCTGCGTCTGTGCGCAGCTTCATCCCACTATCGTTCACCTCGGAACGCCACTTTCCGTCCGCGCCGCGGAACCAGCCCGTTTTCTGCCGGATCGTCTCAGCGTCCACGCCCTGCATCTCGTAGCGCTCGGCCTCGTACAGCGCGTCAAGGTCTGCATTCTCGGCATTGCGCCCCGCGTAGGAATACTTCTCAGGCGGTCCTCTGCTCTTTACCTCATCCACCGCGCGCAGCGTCAGGCCTTCCGACTCGCTCGCCGGATGTTCCGCCGCTTCCGCCGCGCGTTCGATCGCGTCGACCGCCTGCTTGTGGTAGCGGCTCGCCCTCTGGCCGTAGCTGTCGATGCCTGCGTAGGCATCCTCCATGATCTCTTCCCACACGTAGAGCTCGCGCTCTTCCGCCGTCATGCCGACATAACTGTTCGTCAGCGGCTCATAGCAGCGCTCATAGACTTCGTAGATGCCGCGCCAGTCCGCGCCGCCGCGCACCGTCTCCATGAAGGCGCGCACGTTTTCTTCTTCCGTGATGAGGTGCCCGACCTCGTGCTTACCGATCTCCGACGCCGTTCGCTTCTCACCGTCCACGCGCAGCACCATTTCGCCGCTCTCGCGGTTGATGATGCCGCGCACGCCGACCGGCCCATTCTCGGTCTCGACCTGCAAAAGGCCCGTCACCATCGTCACGCGCTTCACGCCCTTGCCGCGTGCCCAGTCCGAAAAACCGCGCAGCTCGTCGTCCCAGTCTTCCTCTGGCAGCACGTGCAGCGTCTCGTCGCTCGTGCCGCCCTGCACGCCCAGTGCCGCCGCACTCGTGAGTGGCTGCTCCCACGCGATCTCTCGGCGCCGCTGCGTCAGCTCTCGGTTTCTGCGCCGCCCTTCTGCTGTCGTGCTGCGTAGTTTGCCAGCTCCTCCGGCCCCAGGCTCAGAAGGTCGCCGTCCTCTGTCTCCACCGTGTAGATCGTTTTCCGCTGCCACGGCATCGGCACGCTGCCCGGTGCCTTCGGCAGGCTCAGGCCCTCCGGCATTTTCTTCCTGTCGTCCATAGATTCCTCCGTTCCGCCCCTCCGGCATGTCGTAGATCGGGAGCTCTTCGTGTGTCCGCTCGCTCATGTCTGCGCCGGGGATGGCTTTCTTTGCTGCAATGTATTCTTCGTTCGGTGCAATGTGCTGCCCGTGGATATCCGTATAGCCGTTTGCCAGCATGTCATCCAGCAGCAGCTCTACGCGCTTCGCCGCCGCGAAGTTTTCCTGCCCGTGGTTGTGGATGATCGCACTAAGCGAGCGGTCGATGTCGTCATAGCGCACGCCCTCGTCATCCAGCAGCCGCGCGATGCGCTCGCTCACGCCGCGCTTGGTGCGGATGTATTCGTCGTCGCCCGCCTCGCGGTTCGTCCGGCGGATGAGCTCGCCGCCCTTTTGAGCAAAGCTCATCTCCTCCTGTAGGACTGCCGCCGCGTCCGCGTAATAGCTGTGCAGCTCGGGGTGGTCGAACTGGAAGGCGTTCACGCTTCTCTCGCCCACGCTCGCGCTGTCGCGCCGGTCGATGTGCTGATCCTCATTCACGCGATAGATATTCTCTTTCGCGTCCACGGCCAGCGTGCCGTCTTTCAGTCCGTCTTCAACCTTCTGCGCGTTCTGCTCGTTGCTGTACTCAAGAAGATTCACGCGCTTGCCCGCGTCCAGGGCGTCCGCTTTGCCCTCTGCCGCGCCCTGTGCGGCGTTCGGCTGTGTGGGCGTCAAATCACCCTCGCCCGTGCCCTGCGCGCTCTCAGACGTCGGCGCAGGCTGTGCGGGCATGGTGTTCTGCTGCCCGACGGTTGGCGTGGCCGCAGGCGTGCTGTTCTGCATCACCGCCGCGGCACCCGGCGCGCGCGGAGAGATGGGCGGCGTCGGCGCGTTCTCCTGCATGGCGCTCATGCCGCTGCCCGTCTGCACGGGTGCGATGCTCCCGCCAACCGGCGCGACCGGTGCAAGGCCGGATGCGCCCGTGCCGATGCCGCCCGCACTCACGCTCGTGTAGGGGAGCATTTCGCCGTAGATGCTCAGCAGGAATTCCCGCATTGCGTCGACTTCCTTCTGCGCTCCCACCACTTGCAGGTCATCCAGCGTATAGCGCATCTTGTCCACGGCATCCATGACGGACTGTGCGCCCGCCGCTTTCTGCTCCGCCGTCGCGCGCGGGTCCTCAATGATGCGCTTGGCGTAGTCGTAACGCTCCTTGGCTGCGTCGTTCAGCTCGTTCATGTACTTCTTGTTGCGCCCCGTGATGGCAGCGGCGTTGATGGCGCTCGAGATCGCGCCGAAGGCAAAGGCCGTCATGGCCGTCTGACCGATGGCGCCCCAGTCCGGCGTGTAGTCCTCTTCGGTCATCGCCTTGGAGAGCTCGCTCGCGCCGGTCTCGCCTGCCGCATAGCCGACCGCCGATGCACCACCGAGTGCGATGTTCGGCAGGACGTAATTCTGCTTGCCTGCCGCGCGCAGCAGCTTGAGCCCCGCCGCGT